AGCCCCGTCACGTGTAGGAAGCCGGAAGATTCGGAAGCGAACTCCACGAATAAAATTCCGGACGCAACGGGGACTAGCCAACGGATAAACATTAGAACGGCAGAGCGTCTTCGTGAGTTGGAACCATTCCCGGAGCTTCTGAAGCGTCGAGTTTGATTGTTGCGAAGTTGATTGACAGATTTACTACGGTCTTGTCTTCGCCTTCTTTGTTCTTGTAGTTTCCGATTGCCGCTGAGAGCAGACCGCGAGCGGATACTTTCTGTCCGACCTGAAGAGTCGAAGTCGGAGTGTCTAGCCAAGCGGTGTATCTTGCGTCGCGCTTTTCGCCGTCTTTTGATTTGAAGGTTTCGAGAATCTGAACGCCCTTGTTGCCAAAGACTAGTCCGACGATTTCGCCTTTTACTTCTACTGTTGCCATAGTGTTTCCACCTTTCTTTTTTTTTACCCTAACAGTTAGTTAGGACTTTTTTATATGCTCAGGATTGACGCAGTCGAGATGACCGCAGTTCCGAATCCCGGGGAGAACTGAAAGCCCTTCGTAGATTGGCTTCGAAAGGGTTTCGTCGTCGAAGTCGCCTTGCCACGGAAGACACTTAGTATTCCCATATTTGACAATGAGCGACTGGCCCATTCGACAATCAGCGCACCGAACTCCCGTCTTGGGTTCGTCCATTTTGACGCGCCAAATATGCCCGCAACGGTTACATATCGCTTCATTCTCTTCCACCGCATTAGAGTATCAGCCCTTGATTAGTCCGGCTTGAATAGCAGCGTTCCGACAACACGGGTCGCAGGTCAGAAGCCCGATACCGTGAGCGCATTTCGGTTGCGGAGTTCCCTTGCGTTCTTCGGTGTAGGACGTGGCGCGAGTTTCTTCGGCCTTTCTTTTCTCCTTGATTCGAAGCGAGTAAGCGATTACGTGCTTGGCTTCCACGTAGCTAATTGAGCTGTCCCGCTGAGCTTCAATAACCGCAGTCTTAGCTTCGGCGAAGTCTAGGTATCCAATTAGGTCGAACCAGACCTGAAGCTTCTCAGCGGTCAGTTGTCGGTTGTCGATTGCGCTGAGGTATTCCATTAGCTCTTTGAGTTCGTTCTTAGTCATTCGCCCATTCCTCCAAAGCCTTTGAGTCGGTTGTCTTGCGTTTAGGTAGTGGCCCATTCGCCCAAGCCTCAGCATTCAACCAAGTAGCAGGGTTCTTTATGAATTGCTTCTCCGGGAGATTCGGGTCTTCAGCGTAAGCCTTCGCTCCGGCGATTACAACGGCCGGGTCTTGATTCTTGATTGCGCGCCTGAATGCTCGTAGGGCTGCGCCTTTGTCTACCTTCTTCGGATAGCTTTCCCAGAAAGAATCAAATTCTGAATCGCTGTATATTCTCTCGTTATTCTTTAAGTTGTTCTTCTTTAAGATGTTGTTCTTATGTAGCGGATTGTCCTGCGTAGGCTTATCCAACGTAGGTTCGCCCGACGGGTCTTGCGTGGTGTAGGTGTATCCACCTAGATAACCCTTTTCGTTTCTCTCGCGGTCTTCGGAGCGCATTAGATACCCAGCTTCGAGCAGTTCGTTTATCAGCGTTCGAATTGCGTCGCGTCCAACTCCATTAGCGAAGGCTAGGTTTTCTTGACTAATTCTCCAGCCCGGAGCGTGCGAAAGAAGCTGCGCTAGAAGGCCTTTAGCTCCGAGCGAGATTCTAGAGTCGCGCAACCAGTCGTTCGGTATCTGCGTAAAGTGGTCGTCGAATGAGTGGTGTCCCCGAATCAGCGGCATTAGTTCCCTTTCTTAGCTAGTCCGATACTAGCCAATAAATCAGCAAGCGGAATCAGTCGCCCGATTGAAGCCTTCGTTGCCTTTGACGCGATTGGTTGTCTAGCTTCCCGGGGGTTCGTGTTGCTTATGAATTGCTTCAGGACGCTGGTTTTGACCATTACGAATCCTTCCCCAAGCGGTGAGCCAAAGCAATAGTATTCAGCTTCACTTACGTTTATCCCTGATTGCTTCTTGTCCGAAGCGTCCGGTTCCGAATACTGCCACGTTTCAACGTAGACGTTTCCCGTTTCGTTTACTCGATAATCAGTTTTGACTTCTATCTTCTTGCCGATTAGGTCAGCCAAAAAAGTTTCGACAAGCTCTTCCCCGATTCTTCCGCGTGTAAAGTCCACGTCAAAGCGTGGTTCATATCCAGCCATTTTTTCCTTTCAGTCTGGTTGGTTCGTTGGAACCTTTCCAAAATTATCGTCTAGAAAGTGCCAGCCGTCCCAAAGTCGCACCGGAGTTTCTGCCGGGTCTTGATGTGAGTAGAGCTTCCAACCTAGAGTTCGTGCCTTAGCTGCGAAGCCTGATTGCGATTCGATTAGCCCGTTTGAGTAAGAACAAAAAGCAATAATGTTCGACGGACGATTGCGTTCTTTACTTCCACCCATTCCGCGATTAGCTCGGTGTTGCGGAATCAGTTCTGGCCCCGTTGAACCGCAACACGGACAAGCCTTATCTCGGTCTAAGTATTTTTGAAACTCTTTTTTATTCATCTTCCCACGGGTCATATTTCTTCGCGGGTAGGTCTAAGCCCGTCCCGGAATAGTCTGCGGAGAATCCGATTGTTGAAGAGCTGTCCGTATCTCTGAAATTGAGAATCTCTTCTTGCGTTGGAGCCGGGCAGGAATGACGACGAATCCAATTCTTGTAAAGCTGAGTAGCTTCGTCCCCGGACGCGTAAAAACTTGCGCCACAAGAACACTTTTCCCGAATCTTCATAAGCCGCCACTCTCCCGCCCATTAGTCTAGCTCCGCCATTGGAGTTCTACGTTACGGCTAATAACGGCGGTCATTGTGGCCGTATCCGATAGGACTTTCATCTTCATTTTTACCCGATTGAACTCAGCCCGGGCTAGGTCTGCCTTTAGCTTTTCGTCTACCGCTTGGAGTTTTGCCACCGCTTGACGGTCTGCTACCGTGCCTTGACTATTCAAGAAGGATAGAGAAACGGACTTGTCATAGCTCGCTTCAGCGTCCGCTAGTTTCACTTCTGCGTCATAGAGAGCCGAAGCTCCCTTTTCCATTTCTTTACTTATCCGCTGAAGCTCTTCGACGATTTGACCGGGCGTTTCCATTAGGCCAATCCTTCCGCCATTGTCTTTATCGCTTCAAGAATTGCGCTATCTGCCTTAGCGGTTTTTGCTTCGGAATAGAGCAGTCGCAGTTTGTCAATATCTTTAGCGGTTGTTAGTTCGCCAGCTTCGTAGAGCCACGCTCTAACCGGAAGCTTAGGAGTCTGCCCACGAGCTACCTTTTCCATTTCTTGTTTTGACGGGCCTTTAGAACCGCCTAATGCCCACCGAAGACTTCTACCAAGAGCGGAAGTACACGCGTTTTCTAGCGCGGAAGTTTTGTTAGCCATTCCAACGCCGTCTACTTCGAAAGCCCATTCAGTAGCTTTTGGTAGTTCGCGTTCTTGGTCTTCAGCGTTTAGGTAAACCCGAGCTTCTACCACCCAAGTCCCAACCGCTCTATCCTGCGGTGTAGTGTGATTCACAATTACGCACCTGATATCTGGATACTCAGCTATTGCTCTTGCGTGTCTTTCTTCGACTGTTTCGTATTCGTTTAGATTGAATTGTGCCATTTGTTATTTCCCTTTCTTTTCGTGGTGTAGGTAAGGATTGCCCATTCCCCGAGCGCGCAAGCTAATCGCGTGTTCGCCGTAGACGATTCCCTTTTTCTTTCCGCCCATAGCCGACAGGACTCGACTCTTTAGTTCGGTAAGTTTCTTTTCTGCCTTCTCGAAGTCGCCCAAAGCTTCGAAGTAGTGAAGTCCTAGTTCGTCTAGGTGTTCTTCTCCGTCTTCGATTTTAGGATTCATAGCTCGGATAGTTTCAAACGTGGAATTGCTTCCGTCCCAGTCCGGCATTTTGTTATTCAGAACTGATTCCCTGAAGCGGTAAGCCGCAGCGATTAGTGAGGTCGCTTCGAACGTGTCCCACTCGACTTCGAATTCTTGATAGCTAGAACCTGCTAGAGCTACTAGCGTTGCTTCTTGAATTCCAAACACGTTCATATACCAAAGCACCTGCGCCCGGTAGTGTTGCGGAACTTCGCTCCAGTAATCGCGCGAGAACTTGACTTCAATAATGCCCCAAGTTCCGTCCGGCTTTCGATAGAGCGCGTCCGGGTTAGCTCGTTGCCAATTGAATTCTTTATGCGCCCAAGTTCCCGTCGTAAAGATTTCGTAGTCCGGGTGTTCTTCGGCGAAGATTTCTAGAATTGGAGCTTCGAGTTTCGTCCCAAGTCGCATAGCCATAGACGGTTCAAAGTCGTCCGGAATTTGTTTTGTCTTCTTGGCCCATTTTGTAATTTGGCTCTCGAACGGAGAAAGTCCTGCGATTGCTCCAATATCAGAGCCACCCACGGCTGCGTCTTCGTTTCTTAGTTCGTGCCACTCCGGGGAACCGGATTCGAAGTCGCCTAAGAATACTGCGTCCCCTAATTCCTTTAGTTCTAGCTTGCTAATCATTTTTCCCTTTCTTGCTATTTTCGGTCTAACTTTCCTTTAGGGTTAGACTATGACTACCCTACGACAATTATTGGGAATTGAGCGCAATTACCTAGAACTTCACGAAGCGATTCGGAAGGTCGGTTCTGTCGAGTGCGAAGAACTGCCCGACGTCTTCTTTGCCCAAGAAGCAAGCCAAATCAGCCAAAAATTAGTCGAAGAAATAGCTAAAGGTATCTGCCAGAATTGCCCAGTTCGGGTACAATGCCGGGACTACGCCAAGTCCACCCGGGTTGCGGGGATTTGGGGAGGCACTACTGAAGCGGAGCGTTACTCTTCGTCGGGGACGTAAGTAATAGCTAAAGCCGAACCACCGATTGCTAGTAGAGCTGCGGCAACGTTTAGAATCTGCGCGCCTAGTTCGGTAGTAATTGTTCCCAAGCTAATAAGTAGCGGGACGGTTGCGGCGACAATTCCATAAATCCATTTGCGGGTGGCAGGTTGTAGGTTCAACATTATTCTTCTTCTTTCTTGTATAGGTTTACGTCTTCAAAGGTAGCAGAAGCGGTGTACGCAGTAAGGATAATCGAGATAAGAGCTACCCCGCCGATTACTAGCTGGACGGATACTTCCTTGTCAAAGAAGAAGGTTCCCATTCCAAAAAGAATCATAACGAAGCCCAAGCGATAACCGCCATAGATTAGTTTTCTTCGATACTTCCAAGACGGGCCAGAAGTATCTTCGCCTTCTTGCTCCCGAAGAAGCATTAGAGCGTCAAAGATTCTCACTTTAGTTTTTCTAGAGCTATTTGGGTTTTGATGTAGCTAGTCGGTTCGGTGTAGCGCAGACCTTTATTGTTCCAAACGTAGAACTTACCGCGCTGGATTTCGAAGTGAAGGTGCGGCCCGGTAGATTCTCCGGTGTTGCCCGATTCTCCAAGCTTTGTGCCTTCTAAGACTTTCTGCCCGACCTTGATTCCAGCTTCTTTTATTGAGCCTTTTTTCAAGTGGTAGTAGCCGGAAGTTATCCATTCGCCGTTAACCTTGTGGCGCAGTCTAACAATGTAGCCACCGCCAGCAGGTTCCCCGTTAGGAAACTTTAGCTTTGAAGCTCCCGCATAGACAACGGTTCCGTTAGCGATTGCGTAAACCGGGCGACCGACTTCCACCGCGTAATCGACGCCGTTATGGTGCTTGCGAATTTTCTCGATTGGGTGGAATCTCCAACCATAAGGCGAAGAAATTTTAGGAATTGGCTTATTGAATGGATAACGCATAAAACTATTTTACCAAAAGGGAAAAAAGAGCAGAAGCAAGTCCTGTGATTCCCGCGGCCAATCCAGTGTAGGCAATCTTCTCAATCCAAGCTAATCGGGCAAGCGTTAGTTCTACTTCCCGAAGACGGTTTGGAACTTCGTCTAAGTGGTCGAGCTTCTCGAGTATTTTGACAAGGGTTTCACCGTGTTCGAGTTGCTTAGCGTAAATAGCTTGTTGGGTTATGCGAACGCCAGTTGTTTCCTCAGCCATTAGTTTTGAATCGCCCCGTTAGGTTCAGAGAAGTCCATAACTTCCCAAGCCAATTCTGCCTCGTTCCAAAAGTAGCTAAAGCCGTCAGTTGGGTATGGCGTTGGAGCTTCCCAGCGACAAGTTGCTTCGTCAAGAATCCAAGACTCAAAAGGCTTAGGGCCAATAAAAGCGTCAAGTTCAGGGTCATAAGTAAAACCAATTCCTGCGTAGTTTTTTCTTATGTTTCCGTTATAGCTTGTTCTTTTACAAACCTGTCCTCGGAAGTTGCCGTACCAAGTTTCAGGGTCAAGACCTTCGATAAGTTCGGTTTCGTCAATTCCTGTAATAACTTCGGTGACAATGTTGTTGTCGTCTAAGAATGCGTAGTGTGCCATTATGCTGCCCAACTTACATTTCCGCTACCAGCGGTTATTGTTGTTACCTTGAAAGAGCCGTCTGTTGCTGTTGAACCTGTTAGGCCAGCACCGATTGTGATTGTTGCGGATACTGGATAGCGAAGGATAACAACTCCAGAACCTCCAGCACCCGGTATGAATGGAGAACCAAAGTCCTTTAGACCTGCTCCACCACCGCCTCCACCAGTATTTGTAGTTCCAGAAGTCGCAGGGTTATTATTTCCTCCACCTTGTCCACCGCCTCCAGTTCCTCCAGAAGCTCCGTTTGTTGTATTGGAATAGATGGCTCCTCCACCACCTCCAGCTCGAGTTACGCTAGAACCAGTTATAGATGAAGCTGTACCGTTTCCACCAGTTCCGGGTACTCCTGAAGTTCCATTAGAACCTACAGCTCCAGCACCACCTCCACCTCCAGAAGTAGCGATATTTCCTCCGCTTCCCGGCCCGCCCTGTCCGCCATTATTACCTTGAGAAGGACTTGTTGAAGGTGTGTTACCAGCACCGAAATCAGTTCGGCCTCTAGTAGCTCCACCACCAGAACCACCCGCAACACCAGCAGTAGAACCAGTAGCACCACCTCCACCACCTCCAGCAGAAGTAATCGTTGAGAATACAGAGTTTGCTCCACTAGAGCCAGTAGTTGTAGTTATTGCTCCACCAGCACCGACAGTAACTAAAAAGTTGGTTCCTAGCGAACAAGCAAGAGTAGATGTTCGGTATCCACCAGCACCACCACCACCGCCAGTATCACCACCACCACCCGCAGCACCACCAGCAATTACAAGGTATTCAACACTAATGCTAGGTGAAGCTGCTGCCGAGAGAATACCAAAAGCTATTCCTCTCATAATCAGACCGCGTTCGCGTTCCCGATTATACGATAGGAGTTAGTACCTACGCAGACAACAGATACGGCGTCATAACGCTGACCAATGCGGTAAGCGGTTCCAGCGGTTCCTCGACCTGCGAAAGATACTGCGGTTCCGTCCCGGGCGATTGTTACAGTTCCGGCTCCTTCTTGAAAGATATCTATTCTTTCCCCAGCTTCGAATGCGGTAGCGGTGCTGAAGCTAATCGTTGAGTTAGCAGTTCCCGACATTACTAAGGTTTCGTAGCGGTCGCCCGGAAGAACGGTGTAGGTGGTCGCAGTCGAGCTAGCGAATACCGCTTCGTTGCTCAGGTATAAATTGACGTCGGCTGCCGCAAGGACTTCTCCTGCGGTAAAGGTTTTTCTAGGCATTATTTTCCTTATGTCTTTCTTCTATTTTACTCGTAAGCAAGGCGGTCGTCGTCTAGGACACCCAAAACAGCGTCATCTAGAATAAAGATTGCGAAGTCTAGGCGCTCCAAGCTGAAGGTAATGTTCTTGCTATTGGTGTCCCAGCTATTGTTTATACCGATTACCCGGCAATACTGCTCGATAGCCGGGGGAACTTCAGAAGGTAAGAACTTGACTTGAACAATGTCGCCGATTTCTAAGTCTAGAACTAGGTTCTGTTGCTCGGTCGAAATGTTGTCTAGCGATACGGTCACGGTTTCGAATCGGTATTGTGGCTCTTTGAATCTCTGTAGCAAGAAGTCAGATAGGAATTGAAGGTCGCTTGCGTTTTGAACCAGTAGCCCGGACTTGTCGTAGGCGCGAACACCGTATAGAGCTTGGCTATCTAGGTCTTCTGCGAATCCTTCTTCTGGAATAGCTTCGTCGTTCTGTAGGAAAACTCGGTTGTAAAGATTCTCAGAACCGTAAACAATGTTCACGTCAATAAATGGAACGGCAGTAAGAAGCGGGTCAACGCTTGTATTAGCGAAGACTACGTCGATAACGTTCGGGACGGAGTTTCTTTCTCTGAAGACTACGTTTCCTTCGCGGGATATAAAGATAGTTCCGAACTCGCTAGTTTCTACAAGCTGGAGATAGCTAAGTGTTCCCGTGCCTTCGTTCACTACTGAATCGAGCATAAGAGTATTACCCGAATCTATCTCTCTTCTATCTTCCGGCCAGCTAACTTCGGGAAGATTTAGAACGCGCTCAATTCTTGCTCCAGACAATTCGCTCGGGGGCACTACTTCGTCTAGGGAAGAGTTAGCTAGAACTGAGAATGCGTCCGAAACTGCGATTGAAACAACGGACTTCTTTCCCGGTTCGTACTGAATATCGAAGTCATCAATAAAGCCGTTGAAGACTGGATAATTGTTTGAGCTAATGACAACTTCGCGTCGGGGAATAAGCTGCCCGTAATACAATCCGTTTTCGTAGAGCGGGTCAAAGAGTCGGTCGAAGTTATCGACGGTGATTGTTGCGATACCTGCGTCTATGCGGTCGAGAGCTTGGGACTTTCCTCGACGGATAGCGACGGAAACAAGACGGGAAGAAATGTCAAAGAGCTTCGTTCCGCCTAGCGTGTAATCCGTATTGTCAAGGACGCCTTTTACTGCGTCGTCAAGTCGAAAAGCGAACGGGTCGTTTCCACCTAAGTCAAGACCTAGTTCTACCTTTAGAGCTGGGGCTGCCATTACGCACCCTGCCAGACCGCGCCTGAAGTTCTTTCGTAAGCCTTGATAGCGTCAACGATTGCTTTTCCAATAGTCGCACCGGAACCAACTCCGCCTTCTACATTTATGTTGTAGACGTTCTGTTGAGTTGGGTTATTGAATCTTGACTGAGTTCCAGTCATACCGATTTCTGAACCGAGAGTTTGGATTTCGCCATAGCCCGCATTGATTCTTCCAAGCGCGTCCGCTCCCCCGGCTACTAGGCTCGCTGCTAGACGTGCGCCCGCAACTGGGCCAGCTTGAATAACCTGTTGTAGAAGATTTGCGTTTAGTCCCATATCGGATAGCTTTGTGATGTTAGCCGAGAACGACTTTACCCGGGTGAGAAGCTTATCCATATTCCGAATAATCGAATCTGTCGAACCACCTAGCTCGGGAAGACTAAAGGCTCCAACGATTGCGTCCTTGATACTTGCGAATGTGCTAGTAACCGAATCAGCGAATGACCTATAGATTCTTTCGCGTTCTTCGGCTGCGGCTTTTTCTGCGGCGATAATCGCGTCACGTTGTCTTTGTGCTTCGGCTTCGTCCGCTCTGGCCTGAGCAGCATCGGCTTGCCTATCTGCTTCAATCTGCCTAAGTTCAGCGATACCAGCCGCAGTCCTGTTGAATACAGATTGCCTTTTGTTTAGAATTTCTGGCTTGCTCAAATTGGCTTCAAGTTTTTTGAATTGAGCTTTATTTTTTACGGTTGAAAGAGCTAGTGCTGCTGCTCCTTCGGTAAGTCCTTTTGCTTGAAGCTTGGTTAGTCGAGTTTGCTCTAGTAAGTTTTTTGACAAGACTCCAGCGAAAGTCGTTCTTGCCACGGCTGGAGAAGCGGCGGTAGATGTATTTTGAGCATTCTTTTCTAGTTCGGCTTGAACATTTAGATACTTAGAAAGATTGAAAGACTTGTCTAGGTTCATTCGGCGTTCTGCGGCGTCCGGGCCAACTGATAGAACGGGTGGCTTATACGCAGCCGACGCGCTGTTTAGTCCTTCGATTGCGCTCTTCGCTGCGCCGTATTTCGTGGCGGCCCATTCTGCGTCTTGTCCAGATTTCAGAACTGCGCTTCCAAAGCTAGTGACGGTTGGAGTTGTGACTCTTGCGCCTTCATTGGTCTTTGAGATTCCGTCGATTATGAAACCAAGAGCTACAACCGCTGCGCCAATACCACTCAATAACAAAGCGGAGCGCAGGAAACCAAGTGAGATAGTTGCCTTCTTAGCTGCTACGTCGGTTCCACCTAGAACCGCATTAGTAACGACTGCGACCGCGTTATAGATTCCTTGTGTTACTTTGATTAGGTTGTAAGCCGTATTCAAAGCGAAGAGCGCACCGGAAACCTTGATAATTACTTCTGCGTTCTGAAGAAAGAAAGTAGCTGTATCAAGAAGTGCTTTAGCTAGTGCTTTCCAATCTACGGAGTTTACTGCGTCGCGGAGTTTTGAACCAATCTCCGGAGCCATTTCGCGGAGTCCGTCCATAAGGCTTCTAAGAGCTGGCATAACAATAACGCCAATTTCTTCGCTGAAGTTTTCTAGCTCAATTCCAAGAAGCTCTATTTGTCCAGCGAAGGTTTGTGCGTAAGCTTGCGCCGAACCGCCGAACTGAGATTGTAGTTCCGCAAGGATAATCTTCTGCGCGCCAAGAAGGTCGCCTGATTCGGTAAGAGCTTTTATCTGCTCTTTCTGTTGCGCGGTGAATTGAATACCAACTCGGCTTAGAGCTGTAAGTCCTTTTACCGGGTCGTTCAACGCCTTACCTAGACGGATAGCTTCGGTGCTTGCGTCGGTTCCCATAGCCCGGGAAACGTCTAGGGTTGCTTGAACTGTTTGGTTGAAAATATCGTTGTTTAGCCCGGACTGGTTTTGAATGTTCTTGAAGGTAAGAAGAAGGTTTGCTCCGGACTGAATTAGTTCGTCGTCTACTGCGGTTTGACGACTTAGAGTTTCAGAAAGGTTTGCGATATCTGCGGCAGTTCCATTAGCAGTTGTTCCAGTAGACCTTAGAACTGCTTCGGTCTGCGACATTATTCTTTGAGCTTCGGCTGCGTTCTGGACGCTCTTACCTAGAGCTGCGGCGACTACTCCAATACCGACTCCGGCAATAGCAGCGTTTCGTCCTAGAGCTTGGAAGTTGCCACGGACTTTGTTTAGCTGATACTGCGCTTGCTTCAAACCCTTAGAGTCGAAGACGGTGATAATCGGTATTCTGACTGCCATTACATTACCTTTAGCTTCACGTTTGTTTTAGTTGTGTATCTTTTTATGATTGCTAGGACTGCGGCGGATACGCCTTCTTTTTTAGCTTCGTATCCTTTCCAGACATAACGAGAAGCTTTACCACTAAGTTTGCTGAGCATTCCCCTAGCATTCCTAGAATTAGCGTCGGGGCCAGAACCTACCAAGTCGAGAATCTCAAAACCTGCCGCGTTGTCGGGAGAAATTGCTTCAAAGCCAATTAGAGAACGCTCCGTGCCACCCCTGCCAAGTTTTGCGCTTGGTCTTATGTAAGTCCTAATCTTAGGAATTACGTATCTAGTTCTTCCGTTATGGAGCATTCCAAATAGGGGAGAAACTTTAGGAACCTTAGACTCTATGGAAGAAAGAACCGAAGCAACGCCAGGTTCGGTTATGATTTCTTTTCTCATTTGAGCGAAGAGTTGCGGTTCGAATTTTTTTAGTTCATTGACGGTTGCGCCTATGCCTTCAACATCTACTCTTAGCATTTCAACCAGCCTTCTTTTCTTCTATTCTACCGAATCCAAATAAAGAAGCCCCTGCCGAAGCAGGGGACTTCCTTATCGCGGTGGAAGGTTCTTAGCGACAAGCCACCTGTTCATTGTCCAAAGCATTCGGTCGGATTGCTCCAATAAAACACTTGGAGGAATTCCGGACTCGACCGCTAGGGAAGCTATGAACCAATGAGCGGAGCTATCGCCTAGTCCGACTATTTTGTTACTTTTGGGTCTTCTGTTGCTCCAATGGCGTCTACTAGTTCTAGCCAAGCTTCGAATTCTTTGTCTGTTTGCTTCTTGCGCTTTTCAGAATGCCAAGCCAAGAAAAGCAACCAGCCCATTTTTGGGTCGTCTAGTTTTGCTATTGAAAGGTCGTACTTGTCTTCGAACGCCACCATATCGGGAGCCGATACAAGAACGTCCTTGTGTGTTCCGTCTGCGAACTCAATGCGTAGGGTTAGTTTCATTCTCTAGCCTTATGCGGTTGCGAAGGATACGGAACCCGAAGTTGGGTATGAAACGCTGAACGTAGCCAAATCGCCGACTGCTCCTGCGACTGGAGATACGCTGTTCACGTGAACAAGCGCAGTCCACGCAGGGTTAGTTGAAGACGTTGCGGTTCCGTTTGGGTTGATTGTGACGGTTGCGATTGTTCCAAGTAGCGGGTTTAGAACGGTGTTGATTTCACCAGCGGCGTATCCGCTGTGGAAGTCTAGGGATACTGTTCCCTGTTTTAGTCCACCGATAATTTCTGTCCAGCCGTTTGAACCAAAGCTGGTCACGTCAATATCAGTAGAGGTTAGCTCTAGAGTTGCGGCAGCTACGGAACTTGAAACTGTTCCGCCGTTGATTGTGACTCTTGGGTTGATAACTACATATTTTGGCATTTGTTTTGTTTCTCCTATTTTCCTAGCGGTTTTATTGTGCGTAAACTACGACGTTGAATTCAGCGGCTAGATAGGTAACTTCGCCAATGACAATGGAGCCGTAATTCCGCATATCGGTTACTCGGAGAGAATCACATTTCCCACCGAGCGTCCTGTCTAATTCTATCGCAAGCTTGACCGACGAAGTCCCGGCTGGAGTCACGTAAGAATCGAGAAGTCTTTGGGCGCTTCTTTCGCCCACGCGCCCAACGATACAAGTAATGACGAAGTTGTATTCGTCAAGTCCACGGGAACCAGCTTTGTCATAATTGACGCTGGCGACGTTGATAATCGAGATAGGCGGGGAGATTGTGTCCGGTGTTTCGGTGGTGGTTCTCAGCCCCGAGATACGTCCAATGGCTGTAGCGAGAGCAGCGCGAAGGTCAGTAATTGAAGCCATTAGGCGAATCTAACTTTTCTGTAAACGTCGATTAGGTGCTTCACGTCCGGGTCAAGTTGAACGCCCACGCGGACGGCTCCCATTTCGCCAAATCCGGCGATACCCAAAGGCGAATCGTTACGTTTGAAAATTCTTGCGGCCTGAATGACGGTAGCTTGTTTTACCGCGATTGGAACCGCTGACCAGCCCCACACGCCCACAACCCGAACGGTTGCCTCTCCGTCTAGGACGTTGAAAATAAAGTCGTCTACGGCCCTGATACGGGTAGCTGGGTGTCCTGTAAGACCGTCCACGTTTCCGTTTAGTGGCTCTAGCTGATAATCCTTAGCGGCCCAAGTTGTGCCAAAGTTGTCGCCGTCCGAAGTCTGAAGAGTTGTCAAAGTGATTAGGTCGTCAATTTCGGCAACGTAAGAATCCTGCGGAGCGAATAGACGGGTCGCAGTTCCAGCGTTGTAGAAGTAGCGTTGGGTGTAGCTGTCAACCATTCGAGAAGCTGATTCGACCGCAAGCTCTAGAAGGCTATCGTCGACTGAATCCGAGATTCTTGCGGAAGCCTTGATTTCTGCGAGTGAGCAATAACCGTTTACGATTGCCATAAGATTTTCCTTTGTTCGCTTCTATTCTACTAGTTAGAGTCCAAGCTCCCTGACTAGGTTATCTATTTGACTATGACCGTTGGCCCGGTCTTCGGCTGGAAGAGTTGCTCCCGACATAGTTAGACGGTCGTTTCCGACGTCATAAACAATTCGGTCGATTGAAGCATAAAACGGCTTTACAAGACCAGTCTTTTTCATTCTTAGGGCAAATCCCCAATCGGCGAATTGAAAGCCCTTTGGAAAACCACCTGCGGCTTCCCATAGTCGTTTAGTGATTGTATTTCCGCCCATAAGCCTAAAGGTGTGATTTAGTTCGGAAGGTTCCCAATATGCGCTTTGTCTAAAGTTGGAGCCTTTGTGAATCAAGCTATCGCAAATTAGATTAGCTTCTTCTTTATCTGCCTCATCTATTGCGTTTAGAGCTGAAGGAAGAAAGTAATCGTCGGCGCAACAGAAGGCTATCCATTTACTAGTAGAAAGGTCGATAGCTCGATTCCAGTATCCGCCGAATTCTTCGTGTTCCTCTACCCGTATTCTTACTTTTGAAAAATCTGTAATCGCCGAAAGAACCGCGCTTGCGTTTTTGTTGTCTGTAACGACTACAATTTCGTCGAATTCTCTTTCTAGTGTTTCGGTTGCCTTGAACCATTGAGGAAGAAATTGTGAATAGCCCTCTCCCCAAATAGCAAGAACGATACTTACAGTTGGTTTTTTCATTCTAAAACCGCTTCCCAAAATAGTCGCTTAGAGTTTTTGACTAGCTCTTCTAGAACTTCTGGTTTTCGCCAATTTGGTACTGAAGTAATTCCAGCTCGTTCGTTAGTGTGGACTTCACACCCAGACATAACCGCTTCAATTACTGCTCTTGGTTCCGCGTCGAATTCGTTGGGCAGAAAAACGAAATACTTCGCAACACTCATAGCTTCTAAAACTTCGCTTCTCGGCTTATCTCGAAACATAACAAGTTTTATATTTCTTTCTTCGGCCCACTTTATCGCCTCGTCCGGGCCTTTTTGATAGTGCCAACGTCCAGCCCAAACCGCGAAATCTAGTTTTGGTTTCACCGAGAATTCGCTCACGTCCAGCGGGGAAAGAACCCAGCTTGACTTCTTCGGCTGTGTCCATTCCTTTTCTATTTCTAAGTGTCTAGGAGTTCGCGCTAAAAAAACTTTAGCGTTGCTAATTAGATTTGCCCGATACTTACTTCGGGTTTGTTGATGATGAACCAGCACCGCGGGCTTCTTCTTTGCTAGTTGCGTCATAGCCCACGGGTCGAGCGCGTCGGTTCCTGTTATTACAACTTCGTCAAAGTCTAAAGCTCCTTCCCAATTATTAGGATTGAAAACCATAACGTCTACGGGCGGGTCTTGTAGAAGAATTGCGTCGCTCATTTCTGCGCCACCGACTAGCTCACCGTTTGGCCCGGGTAGATGATGACTAACCCAAGCTATCAAAACTTCTCCCGGAGAATTGGCAACCAGTATTTACTCCAAACTTTATCCACGTCAAAGTCTGCGGCGAAGTCGATTGCTATTTGCGAACGACCCTTGCCTAGCTTGTAAGCCTCTTCGAGCGCGGCAACGATAGAAGGCACGTTCGGGATTTGCCACCACGCGTCCTGCCCCGAATCCCAAGAAGGCTGGCCCTCTACTAGAAAAGAATCTTCAGAAAGAAGGTCGGGAGTAGCTGCCCAAGAAGAACCGACCACGCGGGTTCCACAACTTAAAGCCTCGACACACGGGACTCCAAAGCCTTCTCCATAAGACGTAGCTAGAAGAACGTCCATTCCCGTATAGTATCCGGCTAGAGTTTCCTGCGGGATTCCATAGCGATAACTTAGCGGATTGGGAAAGGCAACGTCGTCTTTATCTACTCCCAAGCTTTGAAGAAGCGAAACTAGATTCCAGCCAATACCTTTAGAAACTGGGTCTGTGTGAAGATAGAGCATAGCGTCCGGGTGCTTCTTTTGAAAGATAGAGAAGGCCAAAAGATTTTCTGAGAATGCTTTCCTATGGACTAGCCCCGCACTTTTATTTGCCGCCACCATTCCAACAACGAAGCGGTCTTTAGTTCCCATATGCTCTTCTACCGATTGTCCGTTTATTTCAAACGTAGGCTTTAGAACTTTAGTGTCTATTCCGTGCGGTGCGTATTTACACTCAATCCCTTTAGCTTCCATTTGTCTAACTCCGTGCGGAGCCATAGCAACTGGAGTCACTTTCTTTTTCTTTAGAAACTCTTCGACTCTAGGCGGTAGTGTTATGTGGTCGAGTGGAACCCAGCTAAGAATATCTATGTCAAAGAAAGCCGGGTTAGTTAGAACCCAAACGTCATAGAGCGTAATCATAGCGTTTGGTTGGTTTGGCTTAGCAACCGAAAAAGTTTTGTGGTCTATCGGAGCAGAATCGTTCGAATACATATCGAAGCCCCGGGCGAAGTGTGGAATCTTTCCGTAAGGCGTTTCTAGTTCGCGCTTGATTCCCTCTAGTCCGTAGTTAGAAAGAGCAGCGACGTCAAAGCCGTGACGCTTCAATCTATCTACTAAGTAGCGAGCTTGTTGTCCGTAGCCCGTCGGTTGGTCGGGCGAATTTGAGTAGACCGTAACACTTCCGTTGAACTGTTCGCGGTTAGCAGGGTTCTTTGATTTGGTAGGTTTCATAGAAAAACATTATCAGGTCAAAAAGACAAAAGGAAAGGCCGCCGAAACCCTACCGTCCGGCGACCTTTCCAGTCTGTTAGCTAATGCTTATGGCTTAGCTTGCGCCTCCGCGGAACTTTACGAAGTGGCTTGCGTGTGTCAACTTCGAGTCAACGCGAGCGGTAACACGGAAAGTAGTTACGTCCTCGTTGAATGCGTAATCAGCTGACTGAGCAACTTGGATTCCTCCGGCTACGCGAGCCTTCAGGGAAGGCAAGTGACCTACACCGATTGAGAAGTTGTTCACGGCCACGTTTGTTGCGGCCGGGTTCTCGTAGATTGGGTAACCGAGTAGCTGGTCTGGCTGACCCTGTGCGATATTTCCGGCTGACCAGATAAACGCTCCAGAACCGTCCTTGATTTTGCGAACTGCCGCAAGACCTGACTTGTTCATCAACCAACCAACACCCGGAAGCAAGCGAGCCTGTCCGTCTAGTGCGTATAGAAGGTCAACTAGGTTTTCGTAAGTTGGTGCGCCGGATACTCCGGTTCCACCTGTAACCGCTGAAGCTCCGGTTGTGAAGATACCAGTTGGCTCTACGGTTCCAGTTCCTACGGTTAGTCCGGTGTTGATTCCGAAACCGATTGCGTTTCCGGCCTGCTCAGCGATTAGAGCCGAGATGTCGAAACCTGCGTCGGTTAGTAGCTCGTTAGCAACAGGAACCAAGAATGAGTACTTGAATGCGCCTAGTGTAATTGAGCTGAAGGTTGGCTCGCTGTCGTCGATAGCTGAACCAGCAGTCTTAATAGTCGCAGTTGAATACGCTGTCAAGGTTGGGATTGTTAGCTGGTCGCCGCTGGCGGTGTTGATAACCTGAGCAACGTTTAGCATTGGGCCAGCCAATCTAGCGATTGAGAAAACCTCGTCGTAGAAAGACTTTGGAACGGTGTTGTCGGAAGGAACTAGAGTTCTTTTCTCTGCGCCGAATACGTGTGAACGCATTTCTCCGTTAGCAATTGCGCGAAGAATTTCTGCGTCGCCACGAACCTCGTTAGAAGGAATGAAAGAGTTGCGAGCTGCGTCTACTGCGCGGGCCTCACGCTCTTCCATTTTCTTTGCGGTGTCGATAGCTGCGTCGCGCTGAGAAATTTCGTTCTCAATACGCTCGATTGTTGCTTGGTCATCTACGGTTAGTCCGCGCTTGTCCGCTTCGGCTGACTCGATTACTGTACGAGCCTGCTGGATTAGGTTGTTGCGGGCTTCAACCTGCGACTTTAGAAAGTCTGACATAGTTGTTACTCCTTGTTTGATTTATGATGATGGATTCCCGTCAAGCTAACTCGAACGGATACAACGGGGAGCTGACTCGACCCGCTATTTATATTCTACTAATCCGGGTAAAGAGCAACCCCGCCGGAAAGGAATACGGCGGGGTTGCGTGTCGAGAGAAAGGGGGAAATCCTCGACGGCCCTTATCGGGTTTCTTTAGCCTCTGTGACGCGAACTTCTTTAGCTGGAGCTGCGTTATCTAGCTCCCAGATTGCTTGCGCCCAAGCTTCTACATTATCAACAACTATTCCATATTCCGGATTACCTGAAGATTTTAGAATTGCTTCTTTGATTGCGTCCTTGCTTGCCATTTATAACCTCTTCATTAGTAGTTCGAATTTCTTCTTCTTTAGTTCCAGCGCGGTTAGCTCTTCGGAGTTAGCTTCAGCTTCGGCTTCTTCTTGTGGAGTTAGTCGCTGGATTACCTTTGTTAGAAGCTCGGACTGCTCTAGAGATAAGTCCTTGCCGTCTTCGATTGCCAGCATAGCGTCTGCTAGTTGGTCAGCGTCTACCTCTGCGCGTTTGGCTACTCCGTCGAATGAACGAACGGCTGCGGTTCCCGCGGTGGAACTATATGCGGGGTAGGCAACAACACTTACTTCAAAAATTCTGACAGACTTTAGAGTTCTTTCTGTTCCCTCGGCGTTCCAAGAATCTCCGCCCGCTGGAACTGAAAAGCCAAAACTCATAGCGTTTACGTCGCCGCGCTGGACTAGGGTTCGAACGTCGCGTCCTAGATTTGTGTCTGGAAGAATTGCGGTAACGCGTAGTCCATAGTTATCTTCTTCTAGCTTTAGAGTTCCAGCCCGGGTAGAACCAAGAACGCTTCCGGTGTCGTGGTTCCATAGAAGCTTGATATCGTTGCGTGCCTTTAGTGAACGCTTGAATGCTCCCGGCGCGATACGCTCGATAAACGGAAGTGGTTCGCTAGGGGAGTTGAAGACTGCGGCGTATCCGGTGAAGGTCATACCGTCGCCACCTTCAACGGCTCTCAGTTCGAACTGGACTTCGTTAGTTCGCTTTTCAATCTTTGCCATTTGTTCGCTTTCCTGACTTATGGTTGCGCGATTTTCTTCCTCTAGTCTAGCAACGACTCCCTGCGCATATTTCATAGCGCGATTAGCTGAAGATTTGCTAGGGCCACTTCCCCAAAGAAGGTGCGCGACAACTCCCGCGCTTGGATAATTTTCTGAAGTTGGATTTGCGTCCGGAGAATCTAGGTCGCCTAAGTGTCTAGCAATCCACGCAGCGATACGAACCCACTTATCAGCGGTGACGTTTCCTTCTGCCATAGCGCGGGCTTCTCTAACAGTTCTATCTACTAGACCGTCCCCGGCTAGACCTTGTGCGTAGTATTCAAGTCCACGTCTAGCGGCTGCTCTCATATACGCAGGTGGCGTAAGATTTACTGCGCGGTTTTCGTCTAGCTCTTGAATCTTTGTTAGAGTGCTGAATTTGTGAGCAACTAAAGTATCGGTAGCTTCTAGTCCTTCTCCGCCCGGGCGGTAAACACGAATCAAAGCGGCAGGGTCATCTTCGGTTCCAGTAATTGTGAAGTCGCTGTTTGGAACATTTATAGTTCCGTCCCGTTCGATTCTTTCAATTACTCCGCGCGCTCTTCCGCCAGAAGAATTCCAAGAAACGGAATCTCCAACTTCTAAAGCGTCGGGCGCTACCCTATCTTCTTCGTTAGGTTGCCACGCATTACAGTAGTTTCCGCCGTCTACGAATGCGTCCCAACGCTCGCACCACGCTTTATCTCCGTCGTCGTTTAGTCGGGCTTCATTGAAGAAGAAGCAATTTCCGCAGGCTCTACCTTCTGGAACATCTGGAGCTAGTGCCGGACGATAGTTATCTGGCAGATTTTCTTCGCCTTCGTCTTCTTCTTGTTCTTCTGCGTCTTCTACTTCGGCAGAAATTCTATCCGGCATTGGGATTCGCTGAAGCTTGAAGACGTTCATAATCATTAGGCGATTAGTCGAGTGATAAACTTCGTCTTCCAATTCGTAAACTTCTAGCCCTGCTAGTTCGCCTTCAATGAGTACGACCAAAGCAAGAACCTTCGGGTTTCTAATGTTCCAAGTTACCCAATCGCCAATTTTTAGTTCTCCGACGGCTGCGCGCTCTCCAACGAATTCGGTTTCTTCCGCTATCGATACTGCGATAGCTTGTTCAATTGCGGATTCTTTAGTGTCGTGGCAAGCAAGAAGTTCCCCGTCTTCTTTGACTACGGCCCAATTGTTAGGGCAGTCTGCGGATTTGTCCGTGATGTAATAGGGCAACTTATACCTGCTTCAGATAACTAATTGTGTGTCCGGCTTTTGCCGAGATTGCGTAAACGCTTTCTAGTGGATTCATTTCAAGTTGAAGAATTATTCCTTTATCTAACTTCAAACCAGTAGCTACCGATACCCCTGAGCCACCCAAGTAAACTGCGTCCGTGTTGTCGTTGTTGTGAATGATTAGACGAAAGTTAGAGTTGAAAGTTCCGTCAATAATTGACGGAACTGTTCCAACGGTGATAACTCCCGAACTTATCGCCATTACTGAACCTCGTAAACGCCTTCAGGATTAGCCGGGTCGAGCTGCGCGACTGGCTGAAGTTGTGTGCTTGGAACTCCGGTGTGCGGAATAGCTGGAAGACCTAGAGCTGCTAGAACTGCCTTTGGTTCGTATCCGGCAAGAACTAGCTTCTGCGCCATAGCTACCTTCTTGTCTTCGGTAGTGATTCTAGAATCGTCGATAGAAACGTTAGCTAGTGGAACTCGAACTTGGTCGGCTACGGAATCTGCCATTGGAGTTAGGTCTTCGAATCTGCGGATATCGTTCACGGTGTAATAACCCGCCTGAAGTCCGATTGAGTAAGACGTTGCTCGGGCCTGAGAATCTCCGCGAAGAAGTCCGTCTAGGTTGAACTTTAAGAATGCGTTTTCTCCGCCGGGGACTTCGTTTAGAAGCGGGCTGAATGCTACCTCTAGCTTGGTCACGATTGGGCGAAGTGTGTGCTGGACAAAGAAGATAGAGTCTTGTTCAACCGAAGCGTAAGCGGTCGAACCTTGAACTCCGAGCATATGGTTTGGAACGTTGAACGCGCGAGCTACGTCTTCGACTGATAGGCGACGTGAAGTTTCTAGCTGAGAGTTCTCAGGGTCTACTGCCGTTGGCTTCCATTCTGCGCCACCAGATAGAACTCCGGTCTTGTGTGAACGCTTTAGTCCACGGTGAGCTGAATCAAACCCACGGCGAAGATTTTCCGCCTGTTCGCTGTTTAGGTTTCCCGGAAAGGTAATGATTCCCTGCGGAGTTGCGCTGTTGCTAAAGAAGCGAGCTGCGTAAGATTCCAAAGCCATAGATAAACCGAAGTTATCTTTGAGAGCTTCGACTCTAGCCATTCCGCGAATCTCACCCGGACGAACTAGGTCAGAAATAAAGATAACGTCTTCGGAGCTAAGAAGATTTTTCTCTCCTTGAACTTCGAACATTACACGTCCGATACCGTTGCGTCTTATTTGGACTTTGTGCGGGTTTAGTGGAACTAGATTTACAACTTGACCGCCCGAACGGAAGACGCGAATAAAAGCGTTGCCGTCGATTAGAAGCGAAACGATTACCGACTGCCAGAATGCGGAAGGCTGTTGGTCTAGGTCTGGTTTAGAAACCCAAGCTGGCTTCGGACGGAATGGGCCACGTGCGCCGTCGCGTCGAATGTAAGCGTCTAGGGGAAGCGTAGAGATTGTGTCCGAGATAAGAGATACCGCAGACCAAATCGCCGTAATCTTGAACGCGGTTTCTGAGTTGATAACCGTTCCAGACTGATTCAGGTCGGTTAGGTCTTCGCCAGCTCCCCATAGGGTTTGAAAGCTTATTGCCCTTTTCTCAAAAAGGTTATTCAACATTAGTTACGCTCCATAGCAATTCCAAATAAGACCGCCGCTGTTCCAGCGACAATAAGAGAAACGGGAATCGAGATTAGAGCAATTCCCGCAACAATTAGCGTGGCTCCGATTATTTGAATTACTGTTGCCATTATTCACCCTTAGAAAAAGAAGTCGGGAACCATTTCTTCTATTCTACTGCTAACTGCTCTATCGAAGGCTATTACTGCCGCTACCGCTGCGTCAATCTTGCGGGGAGAATGACGGTTCTCTTTTACGATACGGATTCCCAAGTTGTCTATCTTTGTCACGGCGTTATCTAAGTGCCTTGATAGAACTGGGCTTCCGTCGTGTTCTACTTGCCCGCCCGTCACCGCGTCGTAAAATTTCGCGCAAGCTTGAACCATACGCTTTGGCGAAGTAGACGGCCACTCAATAATCGGGACGCCTTTATCAGCTAGGACTTCCATTGACCTCTGCCAACGGAAAGGGTCGCAAGCTACTTCCCTAGTTCTCGGATACTTCTGAATAAAGTTTAGAATCGTTTCTTCGACTTCTTGAATGTCTACGCGCCATAAGTCGTCGTGGATAGTTAGGTCTTTTTCCCATTCCTTGACTAGCCAAAGGAAAGGTTTGTCCTCTTCGGTCTTTGGGATTACGCAAGCAACAAGAACGGTACAGTCCCCGGAGAACGAACCGTCAAAGCCAAGAATGATTTCGTCGTCTGGGCTAGGTTCCCGTTCGCTCTTTAGTTCGTCCCAAGTTCCAGCCGGGAGCCAAGCGGTCTGCGAAGATACCCATTGGTTTAGTCGCTTAGTTCTAAACTCCGCTTCCGGTGTTCGCTTGACTGCGCTCTCGAAGTCTGCCTTGTCTACCAAGTCGTCGAAGCCCGGGTTAGCTTGCTCCCAAACTTTCGGGTCGCGGTGGTCGGCTTCGTCCGGTGCTGCCCACCACGCCATAAAGAAAGACGGGTCTTTTACTTCTCCGCGGGAAACCTTCTGTCCGTATTGGAACAAGTTGTAAGCGATAGAGTCGCCACCTGTCATATCCTTTTTTACTCCAGCGGTTGTGATTGCGATTAGCTGAGCAAGGCTTCCACGGTTTCCCATAGCCAAGCTCATAACGTCAAAGAGTGAGCGGTCTTTCATAGCGTGAACTTCGTCGGCGATAATCCGGTGAGGATTGTATCCTTCTTTGGAATACGCTTCAGCGGAAAGAACTCGATAGACGGAGTTAGTTGCTGGAACGAAGAGTGCGTCCCGATAGACCTTGACCATTTCAGATAGCTCGGTAGATTCAACAATTCTTTTCGTTTCGCTGAATACAATTCTTGCCTGTTCTTTTTCCGCTGCGATTGAATAAACTTCTCCACCTTCTACTCCTTCAGCTAACAAGGAGTAGAGAGCGAAGCTAACGGAAGAGAGAGAAGACTTTCCGTTTTTTCTTGGCATTCCGATTAGAGCGGTTCGCGCAAGAAGCCCACCGTCTTTGTCCCGGGCGTAAACATTCCGGATAAGTTCTTGTTGCCACGGTCGAAGCTCTAGAGCCTGTCCAACTCTTCCAGCGATTCCGTCCTTACCGATTGTCCCGAAAGTTTCCGAAAACTCAATTACTATTTCTCCGTCGCCTTGTTCGATAGCTTTCTGCGGAACTGGAGTTAGCCATAGCGGGGGCCAACTACTCACGATTAGCCTTCTTCGCCATTAGCTCTTCGAGCTTGCTCATTTTCTTTACTTCTGCCACTCCTAAGCGGGAGCGGTCAGACGGAGTAAATCCTAGAAGCCCTAAGTTAGAAACGATTTGTTTGTCTAGCTCTCGAAGTCCCCGGCGGTCTTTCGGATTGTTGTCTGTCATTACACGCACTCGGAGATTCCAGCGTTCGTCGATTAGCTCGCAAGTCATAAGAAGAATTTCTAGGTCGGTGTTTGGACTTATCCAATTGATGCCGGACTCCCAAACCCTGTCCCAAAGCTCCTGCCCGTATTTGAGAAGTGGAC